GAATTGATAGGGTTTAAAACCCTTTGACCGAGCGAGCTTGTCACTCGTTGCGCTGCCGATAAAACGCGAGCCTCGAAAGCTGCTAAACTATTGGCAATGTCATTAAACGCGGACTTATAAGGTCCACTCATATTTTTAGCAGAATTCGCAAACACCGAACCGATTGAATGAGCTTTTGAGCTAATTCGTGTCGCCATCGAGTCGATACTGTTCGCCGTTTCTGCAAAAGCGCTCTTTGGTGATTTTATCGCGTTTGCGATATCAAAACTAAACGCTTTTTTAAACCCTGAATTAACTTTTGAACCGAACGACAAAATTTCATTTTTCATCGTCCCAAAAATGCCTTTTATATCATTTGATAGACGGATAAGGCCATTCCTCAAGGGTTCGGGCAATTTCGCGCCAATGTTTGAAGCGATACGCTGAAGCTCGCCCATAGCGATTTTTACGCCACCAGTCAGACCTTGACCGATTTTAGAGCCTAACGATTGATTGTTACTTGCTAGTCGGTTCATCAATTCCCCAACTTCGCGAATCATCTGATTGGCGCTTTTAGAAGCAGATTGCGCGGCCGTTTCAAATGCTTTTTTAGTTGAGTTCACGACCTCGTTCATTGCCTTATCGTATTCGGTTAAATCCGCACCAATAAGGGCTTCGATTGAGCCATCAAAAGCCATCACTTCACCTCCTTTTTTCTTTTTAATGTCTATTTCGGAAATGCTCGTTCAATCGTTCGATTTTCGCGAGTAAATCCTCGTTATTCCTCTTGTCGTTGTCTTTTGGACTGAATAAGCGTCTAACTTTATCGCGGTCTTTTTTCTTGCTCAATTTACTTACTTCCGCTTTTTTCGCGTTAAGTGTATATCGTAAATTAAAGGCAAGCTCGACAAGATTTTCCCTTTCTTCAATACTGCGATAGTATAGACCTTCGCGAATCGCGTCAAGCTCCCTTTTACTGCAAGAATAAATGATTCGTGTATCTGTTAGACCTAAACGGGCGCACTCGATTAAGAGATTGCGTTCTTCAACCTTCCAATTTGTGCTTCCGTTTGTTCGATCTGGAATTGTGCCGTCGCTTGATCTTGTGCTGTTTCTGCTTTCGCCTTCAAATACTTCAAGGCCAATTCGAGCTTCTCGATATACTTCAAAACTTTTTCGTTGAAAAAACCTGAATCCACCATTTCTTCTTCAATAGCTTTAAAGATTGGCTCGGTAGTTGTCGCGCCCAATTCTTCCAATTTAGCAGAAATAGCTGTCAACGCTTCCTCGTCTGATACAGCTTTTGCTTTCTTAGAAGCGCATAGCTTGATTAAGTCAACCAAAGCTGAATCGTTACGCTCAACTACTCGAAGGAATAAAGCGCCCACGCCGTCCTCGTTTGGTTGTCCGTTGTCGTCGCGACTTGATAATTCACGATTGACTTTAAACATAAGCATATAATCAAATTTAATTTCGATTGCACGGCTTCCGACTGTAAATTCCATAGTTTATACTCCTTTTAGTTAAAAAAATAAAAGCAAAAGGGCTTTTGACGGCCCTCTTGCTTGAAAAATTAGCGTGTGATGTTGTTGTAATCGCCAGTTGTTTCGCCCGGATTTTGGTAATCATATACTTCATTAAGCATATTGATTTCTTCCGTTGAAAGCGGGAATTTCCCGTCGCGAAGACGTCCAACGATTCCGACTGTATAGTTAAGTTCAGTAAATCCATCGATAGCGTCGTCAAACTCGATATCGTCTGTGATTTTACCGTAACCGAATTGCGCTGGATAAGTATCTTTTCCAGTTGACGTGTCTTTTACGCTTTCGTCAACGATAACACGCCAAATTTTGACTGATTCACCCGTTTTTTGAGCGTCCAAGATAACTTGAACTGATGGATCTTTTGGTGCAAAATATTGAGTCAACTCGATTGAGTGCTCGTCGGTTGCTTTTTCAAGCAAACGCCCTTGTTGTGTTTGTTCGTCGATGTATTCTCCACCCATAGTAATAGAACCATCTTTACGATAAGCTGGAAGCATTGCTCCCGTGCCTTTTTCTGCGTGAATTGATTGAATAAAGTAAAATACTTTTTTACCTACGATTGGCTTCGCAATCGTAATTTTAATTTTTGCCTTGTCTTCTGCTTCACTCATATTTTAAAACTCCTTTTTAATAAATTATTTCTGTTAAATTTAAAACGATATGATAGACCTCTCGACCTACTGTATTATCTTTTAAAACATTTGTAGCCATTCTCGAATTTCTTCCGATACGCCTGATAGCTTCAGAGCGCACTCTTTCGACCTCTCCGCGACTTTCATCACCCGGAAGGAATATATCCACCTGAACGCCTAAATCCTCGATAATGAGCCCCGTCTGGACTGTTTTCGACGTGTCAGAGCTCGTTTGACCGATAACGATAAACGGCTCTAGCGTTTTCGGTTCCGGAAGGTTAAAGTAAATCGGAAAGCTTAACGGCTTCAATTTTTCGCGAATATTCGCGAGCGCTTTTACTGAAGGTGTTTCAAAAGTCATAAATCACCTCCTAAACATTTTGTGAAGATTCTTAAATAGAACCTCACTTTCTTCTTTCAATGCCGGGCCGAGGAAAGGTTGCGCCTTCATCTTACGCGTTCCAAGTTCCACATAGACGGAATAACCAGCGGGGGACGTTACTTTATACCGTAACATACCCACTCTAGCAACGAAAATACCGTTCCGCATGAATCCGGTATCGACTGCTGCTTTCATTTTAGCTTTACGCTCAACTCGTAAGGCCGAACGTTGAAGCTCCGCGCTTACTGCCCGCCTTGCCTGTTTTGGTTTACCTTGTACGCGACGAATGAACTTATCGAGCCCCTTGACTTTATAAGTAAAACTCATAAATAAATCACCGTGCTATTATGATGGTATCTTTTGCCTTTGATTTTCATTTTCTTGCCCTTGTAAATCACTTCGGAAAAATCCTTGTGGATACCTTGCAAGTGCAACTTGAACGCGTCAAAGTCATACTTACCAAAAAGCCCCATCATTTCATAGTTTGACATGGCATTTCTCATACAAGGTATCGGGGAACTGTTACGCTTTCCCGTTTTCTCGAATAATTCATCGCTCGGACGTGTTTCAAAAATCAAAACAACGCGATCATTATAAATCATACGCGCCCCCTTTTTAAATAAATCTAGCGATTCCACGGGCGCGATTTTTGACTGCTAGGCTTTCTAAAATCGCCTTGTTATCATCTGTTAGATAGCTGTCTTCCCAAGTAAAGCTCCGGCCTTCTTCGCTGTCAGCGGTTGCCCCTTCAGAATTCAAGCGGTTAAATCGACTGACAGCCACATCACGAAGAATATAGCTCACGCTATCCGGCAATTCTGCCAATGGAAAGTCCGAAAAGCGGTTGACGAACGCGATAATACGCTCGAAACTATCCTTCACAATTAAGGCCAAAAGTTCGTCTTGTTCTTTGTCGCTTTCCGGAATTCCTTTCAATAAACGAATTTCTTTCGTTACTTTTTCTAGTTCAATAGCTGCCATCGTTTACCCCTTAATTATCCGCCGGGTACTACTGCCGGCGCTTCGATTGTAGCCTCAACCACGCCGTCCGGAATTTCAGCAAAAAGAACGTTAGCTCCAAAGAATACAGATTCAAAAGTAAGGTTGTTCAAGTGACGGTCACGGCTTACAGCGATTACGCCAGTTTCATCCGTGAAGTCTGCAAACAATCCGCCCAAGTCACCGTTAGCAACGTTTAGGTACGCGAATACCAAGTTCTCGACTGCTGTCGTGTAAATCTTACCTTGCGGACATGATGGCATAACGATAACGTTTTGCATACCGAGGAAGTTTTTAAGAAGTGTGAAGCCAAACACATTTGAAGCGTCAGACGCAACGGCTGTTGTTCCGAGGTATTCTGCGACATCAAGCGGGTTTACGAATGATACAAGCGGAGAACCTTCAAATTCGTTGAAAGTACTCAATTTGCCCCAGCTATTCGCAAGAGCTTGTTGAAGGCCTTTTCCTTTTACTTTAGTTTTAGTCTTTTTAAGGTAATCTAGGAAGCCGTCTTTGATTCCATTTTGAATTTCGCGAAGAAGACGTGTATCAGCTTCGGAAATTGCGCGTGACGCACCGTGACGGGCGATAGCTTCAGCAGATACCGCACGGCGTTTCTTGAACCATGTTACAGTATATTCTTGATCTTTCACACGACTTACTTTTGAAAGTGGAATTGTTTCACCTTCAGCCGTTACCGTGTTATCGATATCAGTCGTCCATTTGTACGTTTGAATTTTAAGGTCATTTGTCAATTCTTGACGACGTGTAACCCCCAAAAGTCGAAGCAAGTCGTTAATGTTTTTAGAAAACTTGTTGACAAAATCAATAGACTTAATTTCGCCTAAGTCGTTCATAGTTGTTAATTTATTTTCAGCCATATTTTAGCCCTTTCTAATTTTTAAATAGTCCAATGTTTGCAGCAATCAAGGCTTGACGTTGTTCGTCGTCCTCAACCGCCATAATTTCAGCTTTTGTCAGCGATACCGGTCCAGTTCCCTTTCGTGGTGCTTTCTGCGCCAAGCGTTCATCGACGCGACTTTCTACCGCTTTATCGAATACCGAACGCAATAGCCCGATTTTTTCTTTGGTGACTTCCGCGGTTTCTGAAATAACAAAGTCCAAGAATTCAACCGGCAATCCTTCCTCGCTCAAAAGCGCTTGAGTTGCTACCCGCATTTCTTTTTCAGCAAGTACGCGCTCACGTTCTTCGATTGCTTGAATTCGTCGCGCTTCTTCTTCTTTTGCGCGTTCGTCTTTTGTCATTTTAGCCAAGCGCTCACCTTCGCTTTTCGCTTGCTCGATGATTTCCGCTTGTTCGTCTTCCCACTTCGCACGTTCAGCCGCTAGCATTTTGCCAATTTCTGCCCGTGTAAAGGTTCTTTCCGTTTTCTCTTGCTTAGTTTCAACTTGTTCTTCTTGAGCGACGTCTTTCTCAATAGCTTCAGTTTCAACGGTTGCTTGTGTATTTTCTGACATTTATTTCCTCCGATGGTTACGCCATCAATCGATATTCTCGTTTTACGCCCGGCGGCGAAACAATGCAGCTTTTAAAGTCTTCCGCATAGTCTGGACGAAAAGAAAAGACTGTATCTTATACAGTCTTATAGTTTAATTTCTTCAATTTTTGCACGTTCTTCGAGAATTTTGAGATAATTCCACATAGTCGAACGCTGACTTTTTAACAAATCGATAGG